CAATTGTATGCCATTCAAATCCACCTGATACTTGTCTATATACAAATAATTCGTCTGATGACGTATTGTACCATAGATCCCCTTCGGCTAAATTATCCCCAGATGGAGTGGATGCTTGCCTAAAAAACTGGTCTGCTAAGTCGCCTAGTGCGTCTTGTAAGTTGCCTCCAGGAAGTGAACCTGTTGAGGTATATGTTACTGATTCTGCTATAGAGACTGGAAAAGCTAAGTCAGTACTTGTTGTAATTTGTATTGGATTATCACTTTGATTTAAGGTAACAGTATTATTTGTTTCATTTACTGTTACATAAGTTGGAGTCTCTGTTACTGTTACTGTGATTGCCATTATCTTGTTACTTCAGGTGTAACTGTTATGTTTCCTTCAAGAATTCTAGTTACTGTTCCTGTTCCTGAAGTAATCTCCACATCATAAACATATATTGCTTCATCAATACCTGAAGTTGTAGAATTAGATAATGAGAGAGTTATTTGCCCAGAACTGGCATTACTTACTGTTCCTGTGAAGGTAGCGACAATACTCGATGAATCGTGTGTCGATCGCATCTGAGAGGCGACAGAATACCCAGTCAAATTCATTGCTGAGCCGTTTTCCTGCAAAGTCAAGACTCGACTAAAAGTTGTCCCCTGCTCTATTGTAAAATTATATGTTCCTGCTGACATTTTTCTATTACCTCCAATCTGTTAATTATACCAAAAATTTACCAGCGATGTCAAGAACTGTTTTTGGAATGTGAAGTCATTACCCTTAATTCTTTGGGGTATTCTTTGTATTTTTATGTAAAGTCAGGACCGTTGTACCATTGAACTAATGATTGTCGAGTTCCTTTTGTTACTTTTGTTACTTGATGTTTTAAAATAGAAGGAAAGACTATGATAGTGCCTCTTTTTCTTAGTTTTTCTTCTATTAGGACTTCGTCACTAGCAAATGCTTTTAGTTGAAAATCTCCTCCTTCATAAGTAGAAGGATCTGTTAATTGGACAGTAACTGATAATTTTCTATATAAATCAGATTCTACATCACAATCTCGATGCCAAGTATAAAAAGCTTCTTTTGGATAAGTGCCAAATTGAATTTTTTCTTTTCCTTCAATTCTGAAGTTCCAGTCTGCGAGTTCATTTGCCCTTCTTACATATTGTTCCACTAATCCGTTTATCCAATGGTTATCATGAACCCACGAAACTAAACCATTACGTAAATTTATTTGTATATCTCTGTCTACATCTACGGTTGCTTGTTCTACTGTGAAGGTGTTGCCCTCTTGTATAATTGCATCACACAAGTGATCATTAAACTCTCCTTCCCAGTAGTAGTAAGGAGTTTTTTCGACTGATTTCATATTTTAACTCGGTTTAGTTGGAAAAGTTACATCATCTACGGAAGATGCGCTTGAATTATTTGCAGGTAAGTCTCTTAAAGTTTGTCTATAAGTAACCCACTCTGCTTTTTTACTGTCTGATAAAGGACTATCTGCTGATTGAGTCCAATCTGACTCTGTGAGTAAAGAACTTCTTAAGTCCCGAACTATTTGTAAAACATTGTCTGTTCTTTTTACTGCAGCTCCGTCTGTTATTACATATTCATTAGCAGAGTATAAACCTTCTAGTATACTTTCTCCAGATTGTAAGCCAACTTGATTTTGTGGCGTATCTGTGGTCGTATTATATAAGATTTCTCCATTAGATGTTTTGTATATTGTAAATTTATTCATTATCGTGTATTATCCATCATTACGTTTAAAGCCAATTGAGTATGGTTATACCCACCAGAGAAATAAACTCTCCAGTATACTGTTGATTGTGAAGTAGACAAAGTTGATATTTGCCCAGTATAAACATAAGTATAACCCCTATAAGTTCCTGCGTTCCAGTAAATATTTGTATTTCCGTTTGCGTTAGTCCAATTAGAATTATCAAGAGAATATTGAACTCTGCCGCCATTAACATTACCTAGTACTCCTGAAAAAATTGCTACATAACCTGCGTTATTTCTAACATCTGTAATAGTTACTGGTACAAATGAGCCATTGCTACCTGTATATACTCCTGATCGTTGAACGTATGTATTACCATCTCTAGCTAAAGCAAATTTCGCTCCTGAAGATAAATGACTAACAATTTGCGTGCTTACATTAGCAAAGTTTTTAACTTGCAAAGTATCAACATCAATACGATCACCAGTAATAGTTCCACTTACTACCATGTCTCCATTAATAAATGCTGTTACTTGTGACCAACCGCTACTATACCTGTAAGATTTTGATTCACCCCCGCTAACAACAACGATTGCAACATCTCCATTAATTGGATTACGTCCTGCAACTGCATTAAATTCTGAGTCAGTTGGAGCATTATTATCTCCTAGTGGTATGTAGTGAATTGCAGACATAACTGCATTAGAACCTGCATTACCTGGAGGTCCTGTTGGTCCAGTTGCTCCTGTTGGTCCTGTTCCTCCCGTTGGTCCTGGATTACCGTCTGAGCCTGGAGTACCATTTGAACCTGGTGTTCCATTTGAACCATTAGAGCCATCTGATCCATCTGATCCATCTGATCCATTTGAACCTGACGGTCCTGTTGGTCCTGGAGGTCCTGCTAATGAGAAGTTGCCTGCTAAGTTTAAAGCTCCTGAAGCTGCAGTATATTTTAAATGGTTAGTATTATCTCCTAAGAAAAAGTTACCTGTAGTATCCATATAGAAACCATTAGTACTATCTGACATACTATCTTTTCCAGGAGTCTTAAATACTCCTGTTCCACCAGTTGCACCAAGTGTTAATGCACTTGATACACTCAAATTATTTGTAAAGTTTGTGTTTGATGTAATTTTATCTGCACTTAGCGTGCCATCTACAATGACTGAGCCATCAAAGAATTCAACTACTAAAGAACTGAAGTCTGCTGCATCTGCTTCTGTATTTGAAGTTGTAGCGCTACCATTATATACTCTTGTTCCTGTTTTTTGGGCAGAGGCATCTATGATTGTTACTCTATCATTTGGTCTTATAGTACTATCGCTGGCTGCTGCTATAACAAGAGCCGCTACTGCATTTGCATTTGAATCATCTAAAGTTCCTACCCAATTTGTTACGTTTGCTGCACTTAAACCGCTAGTGGCAGATTCTTCAAAAGAAAATACTCCACCGTCACGAACACCCGCAGGTCCTGGTGATCCATCTGATCCGTCTGCTCCATCAGAATGAACTGCAATTGGTATATTTGAAATATAGTTTATGCCGTCTTCAGTAACGGTTACTCGACATACTTTTGGACTAGAAGTAGCACTGAATGTGCTTGCATCGATGGTTGCTTGAGTGCCACTTATACTTGTAGCACCTGTTGTAAATTGTACATCACTCTGGCTATTTCCATTTGATTCTAGTAGTGCTATTGTCGGCGTTGCGGATAAATTTTGTAGTGTTACATCAACTAACTGATCTTGAGCCGTCCCAGAAGGAGAAAGATTTCCATCTTTATCAAATTTTACAATCATACTTGTTATGTTTAATTGTACTAATGGTGAAAGAACTAATGAAGTTCCTGTTACCCCTCCTGTAGCACTTGTTGGATGATAAGCTGAATGTAGTATTGTTGTTTCTCTGTTTCTTTTTGAAACTCTTCTAACTCGTACCCAATAATATCTAGTCGCTGCAGTCGATAATAAATGAGGATATATTTCAGCATTATCTTCTACTACAATTAATTCTGCATTACTCCTATTATTATCTGTAGATGCCCATACTTCTATATCATCACTTGCATCAATAAAGTTTGTAGGGTTAGTCCAAGATAAGATAACTGTTCCTGGTTTATTTGTAGTTGCTGCCAAAGAAGAAGGTGCTGAAGGCGCAGATAATAGTGCTCCTTGTGTATTGGCTTCCTGTCTAAGTTCTAAAGCTCTGGCTTTGTCAACTACATAGATACTATCATCGTACTCGGTTGCTTTTATACTTACAGTACAATCTGGATTAAAGTTTAAATTGTTTATTCTAAATAATTTACTTGAAAAATTAAATGGCGTATATGTGAGTGCAATAACTTGCCCCGCTTTTAATAATAATCCTTTAGTTCCTATTTTAAAATTTATTTCTCGAGTAAATCTACTTTTAACTAAGGCTAGTTTTGTATTCATTCTACCAGCATAGTAATTTGTTATCCCTGTGTAACTTAAATTTCCACTTTTTGTTATTCGTCTATCAGACTCTAAAAACTCTTTGTCGAAGAAAGACACACTTCTAGAAGAAAAGCCTGTAGCAGGATCTGGAATACTTGCTTTTATTGTATTTTTTGCATTTTTTGCAGAATTGTCAGTTAAAGTTATTGATCCAATTATATCATTATTATCAATATACTCAGGATTTACGTTCCAGTCATAATTAACGGAATTAAAAGTTTTATTTTCAACAGGAGCTGTTGCTTCAGTTTCAATGTCTAAAACATATTTTCCCGATTCATATGATAACATTCCATTCATATGAGTTAAAAATGCATTCATATTTTCAAATATAGATCTAGAAGTATCTATAATAAAGTTTGTTTGGTGTCGAGTAACAAAACATTGTTTGTGGTGCTCCCATCCCATGTATCTCCAGTATTTTATAAAATCTGAATCATACAAAGAATATTCGGGCATAAGATCAGTGGTATTTCCTGAAGTTAAACTCAACGCAATATTAGTAGGTCCTGAGCCTGATTCTTTTGTAAGAGTTATCGTGCCTCCACCAATAGCTGTTGAGCCCGCAGTAGTACCGCTATCATGTACTGGTTTTGTAGTTATATATCCTGCTCCAGATTTTTGAAATAGTTTAGTATCTGCAATAATATACTCATCATCTGCATAATTAATATGATTCCCATATAGTCTTACAAACTTACCAGATATATTATCGAATGTAACTGTTTTTGCTGTTGTATCTATTGATTTGATTCTGCCTGAACCTAAATGATTTCCCGTACTACCATTTCCATCTGTTAATTTATAATAATCGCCTACAGCTATATTATCTGTTGTTGCTACACCATATGTTACAGTTCCTCTGTCCTCACATAATTTTGCTGAAGATATAAAAGAGGCTAAATCAATATCTTTATCTCTATCTAATCCTTTTCCATAGCGTATATCACGCATGTAATCAAGTAGTTGTAGTGTTGGGTTTATAGAAGCTCTAAGATCTCCTTGTACTCCTGATATATCAAACTTTGTCTGTCCTGCATCATAGTAATCTTCTCTTAGTAGTTTAAAAGGAGATTCAATTTCAATTCTTTTTTCACCTGCTGTATAGCTTGTAATTCTTCGAGATTCTTCTCCTGCTGGAGTTTTTATAGTTATTGTTGCTCCTGTGAAATCTGCATTTGAATTATAGCCATCAAAAGGTGCTCCTGACCCTCCCATAAAGAAATTTCTATTTTTATATACTTGTACTGAAGTTATATTTGTTAAGTCACTAACACTTCCTGAATATTTTAATCCTTTTAGTGTTAAATCATTGCCACTCCAAGTTCCAACAAAACTATTATTTTGATTTTCTGATAAATGACTAAGTTTTGTACAGTTATTTATAAGTAAGCTATAAGTTGCAAGTCCTGGTTTATTGGCAATTTCATCTGTATACCCTGCTTTTAATAAAGTTACATTATCAGGAGAACTATTTGAAAAAGTAAAAACAAGTTCATCATTTCCATTTTTAGCAACTGAAGTAGGATTTTTACCATAAAGTGCAAAAGATTTATTTGCTAAGTTTCTGTGATTAAACGTTCTCATGTGCCAATAGTTAGTAGCACCATCTTGTTTTATTCTTAAATATGTTTTTGTCGGTAATCCGTCAACTGCATCTAAGTCAGGAGTTTGATCAAGTAATAATCTGTAATGAGTAGTTCCGTCATTATTTGTTAATACATATTTGTGTAGTATTCTAAAACTTGAATCTGAAGCATTTCCTTCTACGGTTGTATTTTCCCAAGTGCTTCCATTTGCGCTTCTTTGAACAGTTACAGTGTCGCCTTCTTTAAAATTTGTATGTGCATCGCTACTACCAAGTACTGTGTCTGGAACATAAGAGTTATCAAAATTAAAACATTCAATGACTCTTCCGCGTACGACATATTCTAGCTCTGGTATTTCTGTTTGATCTGCTGATATTACAAAAGCATTTGCAGAATAAGCCGTATCAAGTAATCTATGATCAGGACTCCAATAAGGAAGGTTGCCATCATAGTAAGCTTTTTGTCTTTTAAATCCATTACCTTCTGCTTGACTTACTAATAATGAGGATGCTGTTTGTGAATTTGATCCTTTAAAGAAAGAAAAACTCATATTATGAGGATGGTTAATACTTGCAAACTGTTTGTGTTGTAATCCTTTTGCATCAGAAGCTTGAAGAACAGGAATATTTGAAATACCTACAGTAGGGTAGTGATAGTGTGTTGAATCTAATTGTTGACTTTTTAAAGTATTTGCTTGTCCTGCATCCATTTCTTGGGCTACTTCTTCTTGCCAATTTTGTGTATAACTTGAATTTGAAGTAGCTACTGTGCTGTCCTCTACCCCTCCTAAAGTATTTCCTATGTCTGCTCGGCCATAGCACTGAAGTTGACTACTATCTTTATCAGTTCCTGCGGCTGCACTTCTTACATCATAGTCATTTTGATCTGTACATATTAAAGGAATACCATCAATGTATAAGTTATATAATCCAAATATTTCTCCCTCACAAATAGCATCTGCAATAAATACTATTTTTGAGTCATTATTGTCTGTGTCAGCAAATACAGGTATACCACCCAATCGTCGTACCCCATATACAACTGGTAAATACTTTCCTTGTAGTCCTATATTAAGATCAACTTCATTGTCTATTTCATCTGTTACGTCTCTAACTACAGTTTTTTGTGTAATTCCTATCCCTCTGTCTTTTACTGATACATCTTGTCGTGTTTCATAAGTTTTATAGTTTGCAATTGCACTAAGAGTTGTTTCTGAATGTAAGAATCCTAAGTCTGCAGCATATTCGGGTTTTATAGCAACTAAAGGATCTGGTTTTCCATTGCCATCTAAGGCTCTATGAGTGTCATCTGTTGTTATTCTTCCTCCAACCGCTGCCCAATCCCCCCAATGACTTGCTAGACTCCATTTTACATTACTTGCATTTGTTCCTTCTGTAATAGAACACCCTGCAATAATTCCTTTAAAAATAAGAATACTAGAGCCTCCAATTATGTCTCCTGTTTCTGGATTTATAAAAACTTTGTGTATAAATACTTCTCGATTGAGAAAAGTCGGGTTTGCTAAATTTAAAGTTGGTTTATCGTCAAGAATTGCTGATATTTCTCCTATCTCTAAAGATATTGTTACTTCTGCATTAGTATCGGTGGGATAAGTTGTTGTATCATCTGTGTCATTTCCTGTAGTTGTAAGAGCTAATGTTCTATTACTATTTGAAAATCCAGTAATAAGATAAGTTACATTATTAACCCCCGTAGAAAAATTTCCTGAGTTTTTTGTTATTTTTATTTTGTCGCCTTCACGAAACCCTTCCTCTACTAAATCTATTATATCCCCTTTATAAAAAGTAGTGTCTAGTGCAAAAGCTCCACTTGAAA